GCTGCAGACCCGGCGCAGGGTGCGGTCAGGGAAGCTCACCGTCGCCAAAGAGCACGACTACTCGTCCCGCAAGATCGACGCAGCCGTTGCAGCGATCCTCGCCTACCAGGCCCGGCTCGACGCCATCGCTAAGGGCGCCACGAAGAAACCAGAGACGTTCAGGCCCCGGCGCCTGAACTAACCACCAGAGGTGCGACTTGATCCTCCATCGGACGCAGCGACGCGTCGGAACCAACCCCTACCTGCCGGGACGCACTCTCGGGGTCGGTGATGCGAGAGAGACATCGACCCGAATCGCTGACGACTGGTGGCAGTCGGGCGCCTGTCGCAGTTCTGGCATCGACATGACCGCAGACTGGGACGAACGCTCCAAGTTGATGACTCGCGATTTCTCCCAGTGGCTTGATCCCGACCCACCGTCCATCAAGAAACGCAAGGACATCTGTGCATCTTGCCCGGTGCTCGATCGTTGCACCGACGACATCATGTCCGCTCCCTGCTCGGTGCGGATTGCAGGCGTACAAGCGGGCATGACCGACCGAGACCTACGGCGCGCTCGCGTCACCAACTGACCTCAAGAGGAGGGCGCATTGATCGACACCGACACGCCCAACTCTCCCGGCTGGTGGTTCGACAGGCTGTTCAAGCGCCTAGTTGACCGCCAGGCGCACTACGACCATCTCGATTCGTACTACCGGGGCACCAACGGCATCCCGGTGCACGCGAACCGGAACGTCACCGAGTCGTACCGCCGGCTCATGTCGGTCTCCGGAGCGAACTTCGCCCGTCTGATCGTCGAGGCGACCCGCGAACGCATGACACCGCTCGGGTTCCGCACCGGCTCCGTCGCTGACGAGCTCGGCGACGAGGTTGCGTGGCGGATCTGGCAGGCGAACAGCCTTGATGCGGACCACATGATGATCGACCGTGCAACCCTCGCGATGGGTGCAGCGTATGCGATCGTCGGCGGGTTCGACGAGGAGATCGGCGCCCCGCTCATCACCCCCGAAGATCCCCGCGAAGTGATCTGCGAGGTCGACCCGGCCCGTCGCCGCAAGGTGCGTGCCGCGTTGAAGGTGTTCAGCGACGACGTCGCCGGTGTCGACATGGCGTACGTGTATCTGCCGGGGTTCGTGGTGCGTGCTTCGAGGCCGACCACGCAGGCCGGTGGGAACACGCAGAACATGTCGGACTGGGACTGGGTTGGCCCGCCTGAGCGGCTGCCGGCGCCGGTCGTGCCTGTCGTGCCGTTCTACAACCTGGTCGGGATCAACGGTCAGCCCGAAGGGGAGTTCGAGGGGCATCTGGCGACGCTGGACCGGATCAACTTCACGATCCTGTCGCGCGTCGAGACGATGACGATGCAGGCGTACCGCCAGCGCGGCATCAAGGGTCTGCCGCTGGTCGACGCTGACGGCGACGAGATCGATTACGACGGCGACTTCCTCGCCGGCCCCGGCGAACTGTGGCAGCTGCCCGAGTCGGCCGAAATCTGGGAATCGGGTCTGATCGACCTGAACCCGATCCTGCAGTCCGAGAAGCAGGACATCACGACGCTCGCCGGCGCGACATCGACACCGATGTCCTATCTGTTCCCTGATGATTCGGGCGGTTCTGCTGAGGGCGCACAGTTGAAGCGCGAGTCGGTGACGTTCAAGGCGCGTGACCGGATGCGTCAGCAGGGCGAATCGTACGAACAGCTCATGTCGCTCGCGCTCCTGTTCGCCGGTGAAACCGAACGCGCGTCACGGGGCGACATGGAGATCATCTGGGCGTCCCCGGAGCGGTACACGCTCGCCGAGCGTGCGTCGGCTGCGTCGCAGTTGAAGGACATCGTCCCGGCAACGACGATCGCTCGCGACGTGCTGCAATACACGCCGCAGGAGATCAGCCGCATGAACGCCGAACGTCTCGCTGACGCGTTCATCGCCGACGTGCCAGCAAATGCCGAGTGAAGCAGCAGCGGTTCGGGTCACCCGATCGTTCCAGGCTTCGCTCGCCAGGATCGCAGCCCGCTCCGGTCGGCTGACAGCCGCCGAGTGGGCCGCTCTCGGCTCATGGAACGAAGCGGACATCGCCCGGTTCCTCGCTCGCGTCGATCCTGTCTGGTCGGCTGCTCGAGCAGCGACCGTGAACGCTTCGGCCGGCTACTACGCAGTCATCACCGACACGCCCGCCCTGATCGTTGACCCGGCATCGCTCGGGTTCCCGGTCGATCCGCGGGCACCGTTCACGGCGTACTGGCATGGGCTCTCCGAGGGCCGCGACTGGGCCGACGCTCTCGCCGCAGGCGAAGCACGGGCACTGTCCACCGGCGTCGATCTGGTCGCTGGCACATCGCGACGCACGGCGTCGCTTGTCGCCGGAACCGGTGTCGTCGGTTGGCGGCGGGTGACGACCGGGAACTCGTGCCGCTGGTGCGCCACCATCTCGACGCAGCGATACAAGTCCGCTGAGTCTGCCGACTTCGGTCACGACAACTGCGACTGCATCGTCACCCCGATCTACGGCGACAGCGACCCCGGACAGGTCATCAACGAAGTGCGTCGCCAAGACCTCGCGCAGACCGTCCCGGCGGTGCGCGTCTGATCTCTCGCCCCGACATGGGGCATCACACAACACCCGACATGGGAGCCAACAGCACATGACCGACGAGGCAACGCCCGACACGGGCACCGAAGCCGAACCGACAGAACCAGAAGCAACAGCAGCGCCCGAAGTTGACCTCGAAGCAGAGGTCAACAAGTGGAAGGCGCTGTCACGCAAGCACGAGGACAAGGCCAAGGCGAACGCCAAGGCCCAGCAGGAACTCGACCGGCTCCGACAGGAGTCGATGAGTGAGCAGGAACGAGCGGTCGAAGCCGCACGGCAGCAGGCCCGTTCCGAAACGCTCGCCGAGCTCGGCCAGGTCAGAGTCGGTGACGCGTTCCGTGTCGCCGCCGCCGGCCGAGACATCGACATCGACTCGGTACTCGAAGCTGTCGACCTGTCCAAGTTCCTCGATGACGACGGCCACCCCGACACCGTCAAGGTCGGGGACTGGGTCGAACGCATCGCTCCGCTTCCGGAGACGTCAGCAACCCCGAAGGTGCCCGAACTCGGTCAGGGTGCACGCCCAACGCCGCCCGGCCTGAACAGCTCACAGCTGCAGAAGGACTTGATGGCGAAGCTCGGCGTCAGCTGAGCCAGCCCCACACCGGGGCGCACACCACAACTCAACAGAGCCGCCCCGACGGGCGGCTCTTACGCGTCCCAGGAGGACACCATGGCGATTTCCGCCCCCACCGCAACATCCGACTTCTCCGGGTTCGTCCCGGCCGACCAGGCCGAGCCGATCTTCGAGAAGGCCGCCCGCATCTCCGCAGTGCAGCAGCTCGTCCAGCGCGTCCCGCTGGGCCTGACCGGCACCAACATCCCCGTCATCACCGGCCGGCCCTCAGCCGGGTGGGTCGATGAGGGTGGCACCAAGCCGGCCAGCGCCGGTTCCATGACGCTCAAGAGCATCACCCCCAAGAAGCTCGCAGCGATCATGGTGGTCTCCGCTGAGGTCGCCCGTCTCAACCCGGCCCAGTTCGTCGACCGCATGACGAACAGCTTCGCTGAGACGTTCGCCGTGTCGTTCGACCTCGCCGCCCTGCACGACCAGGGTCCCGACGGCTCCGTCGGCGCCGGCCCGTTCGCGACGCACATCGACCAGACGGCCAAGGCCGTCGAGATCGGTGGCAGCTCGCAGGCCCTCGGCGGCATCCACGGCGACTTCGTCGCCGCGCTCGACCTGCTCGTCTCCGACACCGACGCCTCCGGTCGCCGCTACCAGTGCAACGGCTTCGCGGTCGACTCGGTGCTCGAGCCCAACCTGTGGGCAGCGACCACCACGACCGGCGCCCCGCTCTACACGGACCTGCCGACCGGTGACGCCGCTGCGATGACCCAGGGTCGTCTGCTCGGCCGCCCTGCATACATCCGCGACACCGTCGCCACCGCCAACCTGTCGACCGTGGTCGGCTACGCAGGCGACTGGTCGCAGGCAGCGTGGGGCGCCATCGGCGGCATCTCCTACCGCATCTCGACCGAGGCGACCGTGACGATCAACGGTTCGCTCACGTCGCTGTGGGAGAAGAACCTCGTCGCGATCCTGGCTGAGGCTGAGTACGGCTTCATCGTCAACGACACCGACGCGTTCGTTCGTCTCACCAACGCCACCGGCTCCTGAGCCACCTGACGGCCCGACCCCACTTCGGGGTCGGGCCGTTGCAGTACCCGGACCGTCGAAGGAGTAGCAGATGGCAGCACTAGCGACAGTGACACAGTTGTCGCAGCGGCTCTCCACCGACATCACCGACCACGGTCGTGCCGCCACCCTGCTCGACGACGCATCAGCTGTTGTTCGCAGCTACACCGGCCAGGACTTCACCCAAGCCACCACCACCGACCGCGTGCAGATCAAGCGGGGATGGGTGCGGCTCCCGCAGCGCCCCGTCACCGTCGTGTCCGCAGTCGAGGACACGAACAACAACCCGCTCCTGTTCGAGTGGTTGAACGGTGACCGCGTTCAGATCCAGCCGAACCTGAACGAGTTCTCCCACGTCCCGTGGCAGGGCGGCATCAAGTGGGTCGACGTCACGTACACGCACGGCTACGCGACGGTCCCTGACGACATCGTCGCCGTCGTCTGCCAGATCGCCGGCCGCGCCTACGGCACATCGCCCGATGCGTCAGCGTTGAGCTCCGAAGGACTCGGCTCGTACTCGTACGCAACCGGTGGCGCTGCTGCGTCTGGTGCGGCAGGAATGCTTGCCGGTGAACGGGCGGTGCTGGACCGCTACAAGCGGCACGCCAGGTCGACGTCGATCACGCTGTGACCGAACTGGCGGTCATCGTCCCAATGTTGGGGCGCCCCCATCACATCGAACCGCTTGTCGAATCGCTCACGTCGACCACGCCGAACGCCCGACCGATCTTCGGTTGCTCACCGGGTGACATCGAGGTGATCGCCGCCGTCAAGGCCGCCGGGCACGACATGTTCCTTGTCGACGGCCCGACCCGCGGCGACTACGCCCGCAAGATCAACACCGGGTTCCGGCTCACCGACGAGCCGTTGCTGTTCCTCGGTGCGTCGGACATCAAGTTTCATCACGGCTGGTACGAAGCCGCGACGTCGCGGCTCATCGACGGGATCGGTGTGGTCGGCACCAACGACATCGGCTCCCAGCGCGTCATGGCCGGGTTGCATTCCACGCATTCGCTGGTGACCCGCGACTACGTCGACCGGTTCGGCACCATCGACACGCGCGGCCAGGTGTTGCACGAGGGCTACCCGCACGAGTTTGTCGACGACGAGTTCGTGCAGACGGCGATGCACCGCAACGCGTGGGCGTTCGCCGGTGACTCAATCGTTGAGCATCTCCACCCGGCGTGGAACAAGGCGCCGAGCGACGCGTCGTACGAGGAGGCCCCGTTCAGAATGCGGATGGGACGCAAGTTGTACCGGCAGAGGCAACACCTGTGGACGTAACCGTCGCTGTCGCCACCTACGGGGACTCACACTGGTCCGAGCTGGCCCTGAGTAGGGCTGTGCCGTCCGCAGAAGCTCTCGGCGTGCCGGTCGTGCACTATCACGGCGACACGCTCCACGGGGCACGTAACGCCGCCCTCGACATGGTCGGCACAGAGTGGGTGTGCCACCTCGACGCCGACGACGAACTCGAACCCGGCTACTTCACAGCGATGTCGCACGGCACCGCCGACGTCAGAGCCCCATCCGTCGTGT